ATAAAAGACAATAAGCCCTGATCTAAACAATCGGGGCTTTTTGCATTTCGGGGCTTTAGCTTTTAATCAAGTAAAAGATCAAATAACCCTTAATATTAAACATAATCAAACAATAAAGACATTTAGCTATAAGACTAGATCAATAGGTTAAATAGCTTGATATGTGGCTAGATGAACCCTTAACACGCACACACACACGCAGTTGAAGCAAGGCAAGGGGCAAGGCAACCCCCTTTAATATGTTAAGTGTGTTCTAGTTCTATGGAATTGTTGACCCTTATAGATTTAAAGACTAGCCAACCACCAGCAATAGAGAAAAAAGAAAAAAAAGATCAAAAAAAAGACCCCCTACCCCCCAAAGTCGCAGACTTTCTTCTATATTAGGGATTACTTCCCACAGCGAGGGGAAAAGTTTAATATTAACTTATGTTAATAGGTATAAGGCATATATTTTTGAGGGGGTTGGTATATAATAAGCTAATGAAGATTAGATACTATCACGTAGCTAAAAATCGCTGGTGGGGTTTTGCTATAGCTATGGTGAGTATATTTATATTATCAGATGCTAGGTGGTTCTATAATAATATAGCACAGGTGATAGGATGGTCTTTTGCTAGTATCTCTTGTGGATTTTGGGTATATATAGGGATGAAGGATAAGGATATTCCCCGAACTCTTATGGAGTTGATGTACTTTGTATTAGCATTAAGGGCAGTATATAATTGGTTACAATGATGGATTACATATATAGTTTACTAGAAAGATATGGCGGCAGAATAAGCTGTTGGGCTTGGAATAAACGCTTTGCAAGGCGTGATCCTAATGAATGGATAAAAGGATATAAGAAATGGAAAGAACCTATTATTAGAAACGAAGATGATTATAATAAATTGAAAAAAGTATAAATGATATGGACAGATGTTATAGATGTAATGAACTTTATATTTATTGCTAATGATATGTGGATAATGTGGAGTATTTTAATAGTTATCCTTACGGTTATTATCAGTATAGGAAAGAATGTCTAATTTTCCTTATGAGATAGCAATAATGGCTATGTTTATATTCATAACCTTATATCTGATAATGAGAGTTATAGGGTGGATAGATTGAAAAGATGTATAAACCTTTGCCCAATTCATTAACGATTAAAAGTTCTGGTATTAATGGCCTAGGGTTATTTGCCAAAAAATTTATTATGAGAGGAACTAATCTTGGTATGAGCCATCTAAAACTGAATGACAAAATTTTTAGAACTCCCCTTGGAGGGTTTATTAATCATTCAAATAATCCTAATTGTATTAAAGTTGTACTTCGTTTTACTAATGAAGATGATCCTAAACTGAAATTTGATTATACAAAATGGAATTTAATTGTTATTGAAGATGTTAAAGAAGGAGAAGAACTAACGTGCAAGTATACCTTTTATAAAATAGATGGATGAATTAGAAAAAGCAGTAAAGATCGCAAAGGAATTGGAAAGACGCAAAGTTACGAATATTATGGCGGAGTATGTGCCGTATGAGTATCAAAAGAAGTTTCATAATACATTAGCAGCACAAAGATTGTTAATGGCTGGTAATCGTGTCGGCAAGTCCTTTTGCGGGGCTATGGAAATGGCATACCATGTGACGGGAAAATACCCAACGTGGTGGGCTGGTAAACGCTTTGACAAGCCTGTGAGAGCTTGGGCAGGGGGTGTTTCAAATGAAACAACTAGGGATGTTTGCCAAAAAGAACTTGTCGGCCAACCAGATGATCCATCAGCTAAAGGTACAGGTACAGTACCTTTAAAATATATTGGTGATACTGTAAGGAAGGCAGGTGTACCTAATGCGATTAACTCATTAGTCGTTAAGCACGTTACAGGTGGATATTCACGAATAGGATTTAAAGCATATGAAATGGGTAAAGAGAAATGGATGGGAGAATCTGTAGATGTTATTTGGTTGGATGAAGAACCACCTACAGGAATTTATACACAGGCATTAACAAGAACAGCCGATAAGGGTGGGATCGTTTATATGACGTTTACACCCGAACAAGGAATGACACAAACAGTAGCACAATTTGTAAATGATTTAAAAGATGGACAGGCATTGCTACAAGCGACTTGGGATGATGCACCCCATATGACAAAAGAAATTAGAGAACAAGTCTTACAAGCATTACCACCTCACGAAAGAAAGATGAGAGAAAAAGGAATACCCCAGTTAGGATCGGGTTTGGTATTTCCGATTATAGAAGAAGAAATATTAACTGATCCCATAGATATACCAAGTCATTGGCCTAGACTATGTGGAATAGATTTTGGCTGGGATCACCCTACAGCTTGTGTATGGGTTGCTTGGGATAGAGATGTGGATACAGTTTATGTTTATGATAGTTATTCTATACGGCAAGAAACAGTACCTGTTCATTCATCTGCAATTAAAGCTAGGGGTAAATGGATTCCAGTTATTTGGCCGCAAGATGGTAGACAAGCCGATAAAGGATCGGGTAAGAATTTAACCGAACAGTATAAGAAGGAAGGTGTGAATATGTGTCCAGAATGGTTTACTAATCCACCCCAACAAGGTTTAAGAGAAGGTACGGGTGGTAATTCAGTAGAAGCGGGTATAATGGAAATGCTAGTAAGGATGCAGACAAAACGATTGAAAATCTTTAAAAATCAGAATAAACTGCTGGAGGAGTTAAGGATGCACCATAGGAAAGACGGCAAGATCGTACCTATGAATGATGACTTAATTTCTGCGTTAAGATATTGTATAATGTCTTTACGGAAAGCAAGATTAAAAATTTATGAACCATTACAACAATTTACTGATTCAGAATTTAATGTTTTTGCTAGATAATAATATGGAAGGGAGATATGGGAGGAGCAGCTAGAATTATAAGGCGAGTATTTTCGCCACCAGCATATACGCCACCACCTGCACAAACAGTAACGGCAGCACCAGTAGCATCAGCAACTACTATTTCAGGAGCATCACGAACAGCTAAAGTTCGAGGACAAGGAATGGGTACAAAAGGAACAATTATGACTGGAGCAACAGGTATTGAAGAAGAAGCAAATGTTTCTAAAACTGTACTAGGTGGAGCAACTACTAAAAAGAAAAAATATAAAGTGTAAGTGATAATCGCAGTTACAGATGAAAAATGGAAAAAAGCTGTAGGCGATTATGTTAAAGCTAAAGCCCATATTCAACGAGATTTAGAAGATAATTATTCATTTATAGGTTTTATAGAAGATGAAAAAGTTATGGGAGGATTACTCTTTTCTGATTATGATAACCATAATATTTGGGTACATTTAGCTTTAGAATCACCAAGGGTATGTAAAAGGAGTTTTATTAAAATGTTATTTACATACTGCTTTATTCAGTTAAAATGTGATAGAATAACAGCTATGTGCATTAATGGATATAAAAGGAACGAAAGATTGTTAAAAGGCACAGGATTTGTTAAAGAAGGTAGAATACGTAAAGTTATGAAAGTTAATGGAAAATTTGTAGATGGAGCATTATACGGAATGTTGAAGGAGGAATGTAGATGGGTTTAAAACAACCAATGATGTACGAAATGCCACCGCCACCAGCAGTTGATCCCGATGTGGCAAAAAAAGAAGCAGAATCAGCAGCAAAATTAGAAGCAGAAAAAAAGAAAGCTACTAGCATTAGAATGAAAGGTAGAGGCGGAACAATTTTAACAGGTGGTACTGGTCTTGAAGATGAAGCAAAAACTGGTAAATCTGTATTGAGTAGTTACTAATGGCAACTTTTGATTATATAAGAAAACGATTAGATAAGTTAGAAGCTGATCGAGGTACGTGGGAATCCCATTGGCAGGAAATTTTAGATTACGTAATGCCACGAAAAGCAGAAATTACTTTCTTGCGTTCACGTGGAGAAAAAAGAACAGAAGTTTTATTTGATTCAACAGCAATCACAGCTAATAATCTTTTAGCGGCAAGTCTACAAGGAACACTAACATCACCTTCATTACCTTGGTTCTCATTAAAGTTAAGAGATGACGATGCTAATAAAGTTAGAGATATACAAATCTGGTTAGAAGATACAGCACGTAGAATGTATGCTGTATTCAATGAATCTAATTTTAATACAGAAGTTCACGAAATGTATTTAGATTTATGTTCAGTTGGTACATCAGCGATATTTGTTGAAGAAGCAAATGAAGGATTTTTACAAGGTGGTTTACATTTTAATACTTTACATATTGCAGAATATTTTATTCAAGAAAATTCTACAGGTAGAGTAGATACACTTTATAGAAAATATAAAATGACTGCACGACAAGCAGTACAAGAATTTGGCGAAGATAACGTAGGAACAAAAATCAAAGAAGCACTTAAAGCAAAACCCGATACTCAATTTAATTTTATTCACGCTGTAGAACCTACAGCAGATTATGAAAGAGCAACGGGTAAAGCTAAAACTAAATTACCATTTCATTCTTGCCACGTTTGTTTTGAAGATAAAATGGTTGTTCGTACAGGTGGGTATAATGAATTTCCTTATCTTGTACCACGATGGTCAAAAGCAACAGGTGAAATTTTTGGAAGATCACCAAGTTATAATGCGTTACCTGATATTAAAACTTTAAACAAAGCTGTAGAGATTGGATTAAAGGCGTGGGCAAAAGCTATTGATCCACCATTATTAGTTACGGATGATGGAGTAATAGGTAGAGTTAGAATGACACCTGCTGGAATTACAGTTGTTAGAAGTGATACAGCAATCAAACCATTACAAATTGGATCGAATTGGCAGATAACAGATTTAAAAGAAAATCAATTAAGAACAGCAATTAGACAAGCATACTATTCAGATCAATTACAATTACAAGAAGGCCCACAAATGACGGCAACAGAAGTTCAAGTTAGATATGAATTAATGCAAAGACTTCTAGGCCCAACATTGGGGAGATTTCAAACTGAATTTT